ACAACCAGGATCTAAGGTAGTTGGTCGAGGCTTTGTAATCGCCTGAACACCAACTTTCGTTTTGACCAAGATTACCAGAGAGGAAAGTTATCATCTCCTCGTCATCGATAGGACGTCCAATGTATTGGAATTGCGGAATTCTCCTCAAAGTTTTATGGAGTTTTTTCTGTATTGGAGTTAATGCATATTGAGTCATGGGTTGACCTTTTGTTATTATTCTTGCTTTAAAAGGCTCGGATAGTGCGACAGGTGTTGCCTGCGGAACTTCATTAAACGCTAAATCGAAGATATGATCCCGATAAGGTATAAGATATGCCTCAAGGAGAGAGACATCTAGCACATTTGTCCGACCTTCAAAAGAATCTTTCCATGCTGTTGCATCAAGGATGGATTGTTCCTCAATGCCTAGGTTACCAAAACGCTCCGTTAATTTATTCTTAAAAACACAGGATTCCACACCTGTATCGATGAGATTTTCTTTCCAAACAGAATTAAGTTTCTGAAAGGCAATGAGACTTTCATCCGTTAATAGTGAATTAACAGAACCTCCTGCTCCTCGTGAAGAGTTGAAATTGGCAGAAGGTGAAGGGAAAGATGGAGTATAATAATCTTTTCTGGTTAACCTGGAACCTTTAAAGAGTTCCCGAACGACATCCTTGGCTTCCGTTTCAATTGATCTTCTAGAATAGTCTCTACGTTTATAATACGGCAGACCGGAACTAGATCGCACTGGCGGATCAATAGAAAATATTTGTTTGCGGTAAGCGTCCCAAATTTCTTGGGCCCTTGCAAGTTCAAGTGTAAACAAAGGAATATCAACAACTGCTTCCTGAGCAGCCGGGAAATGAGTGGTTAAAACTTTGATGGTTTCAGCCATCTCATCTTCAATCATTTGTTTAGGCACACGAGGCATCCCCTTCTTAAGTATATTAATGGTTGCTAAAAAGTCACCCCAAGCTTGGGTAGCTGGAACGACTTTCCCATTTATGACTACAGTTAAGAGAGCTTTACAGTCGGCTCTGAATTTCTCCAGAGAATCATGAAAAACTCCGCCTAAAAGGCCATCTGCGCGGAAGAAGATATCTC